GCCCTATCCCCTTCCTTATCTGACACGAATATCTGTTCCGTAACCTGCATAACGCTTGTGAAACTGTCTTTGTTTCGCATCTCTATCAAATCGCCAAGATAGTAATCAACTTGATAAGTGTATTGACTGTGCTGGCTTAGTTCGCCATCGAATGCTGACATGCGGCGATTTTTCGCCAATTCCTCTTTGCCACGTTGAATCATTTTGGCTGTGGCATCAGCTGGAATTGTATCTGTAATATCATCTGCCTTGACAAACAATACGTTACGATCGAACCCGTTAATGTCCGTCGGAACATCAAGGTCATACACCACTTGATGGCCCACAGGAGAGACTACATACGCGACATTTTTGTAAAGTGCGATCGTAGTCAGTTCGGACGTATTGTGCAGATTGTCCATTTCAGCACTGAAAATTACCGCCGGGAGAGTTGTCTGATGCGTAGTTCGATCGCTGCCCGTATAAATGTTGAAATACAATTGGGAGGTGTCAATACCTCGGACCAAACGAAATCCGAGTGAATATGCGTCGCAGAGGTTCTTGATAGCCTGATGGAGATCCATCGGATCAATCTCGTACACAATTGTATCAGATGGCTCAGCGATGGTATCCGTTGGAAATATATTTGTAGTGAGAATCGAAGGAATGACGTCTCCAGCGTTCAGAATACCAGTAATGCAAATATCATGAAACAAAGTCCTCGCGATATCCGCTGGTAGACCCGTTAATATCCATTTTGGATCCGTGGTCAAGTCTGTAAGTGCCGCCATAGCAAGTCGTTGTTTCAAGATCAACTCGAGCGAACGGCCCTTCACTGTGAGAATTTCGTGACCTTCGTCGTCCTCAGAATCTTCGACTGTTTCGATAATCATAACCCGATTAGATTGCGAATGTGCGAGGCGCAAACCAGTCACCAATTTGCGACGATTCTCCTGCGTGGACATCGTTTTTAGTTCGAAGTCGCCGATATCACGATGTCTCTCGGTCCAAATTAGAGACTCATATCCTTCGACGATTTCGACCCGACGATACAAACTATCGAGAATATACAGTTCCATTACAAACCACCGTATCGATCATTATAGGTGATTGTGAATGGTATCGCAGCGCCAGTGGCGTGAACTCGCAGGTTGTTCACCCCATGCTGCAACTTAAGCCAAGGCGATTGTGGAGAAAGACCGTATAGAAGAGAACTAACAGATCCGGATCGAGTGAGAGTAACTCGTTTATCACCATTAATCGTGGACACGGTAACCACGTCTCCAGCCGCTAGTGCAGCGGCAAAGTCCATGACCTGGAGAGACCCATCAGGTCGGTGATGATAAATCGAGAATTCTGTCAACGTCCTGTCCACAGATAGAACAAATATGAATCCAGTGTCCGTGGTTCCCTCGTACGTGACTGCAAATTCGGTTGTACTTGACGTCGTATTTCCTGTCACTACAATTGGCGTGGTCTCGATAAAATCCGGATCGAAACACAATACGGATATGGTTGCTTTCGGCTCATCGGTGAAGAGTGGAGCCTCGAAAGACTCCACCCGACCGATCGTTTCTACGATAAGACCATCTACCATATAGAATCTGAGATTCACAAACGATTTCGGCATGAAGAAACTGTACATATTGGTTCGGAGACTTCGCACGGACATGGAACTGTAGTCAGGTTCAAACCCAATCGTGAATACGAGATTGCGTTCACCACGGCTACTCGTTTGGTATTGCGAACCATCCATCTGCGCGAAGTCAGAGGATACGATCGTTGCCTTTACTGGATCTAGACCTCGAATTTCTTCAATGGCATAACCATTCGAGATATCCTCGAGCGACAACGTTAGGAGCGTTCCGGCGATGGTTCGAACTTCTACTTTCTCGATCATTACGGCAACGCCCCCTTTGCGGCAGATAGTTGGTTCTTGGTTTGACGGTAGATTGTCGCCGACGACAGAGCCTTTGGCGACGTGTTGTATTGATTATATGTCGTGGTGTTATTACTGCTCGTTGCGGTTCCGTCATTCTGAGCAGATGCATTCTGTTGATAACCAAAGGAAGCGTCCTTAGCATTCGAGTAAGATGCCCTAACGTCCAACGGTTGAGTCGACAGCATCGCGGAGATTTGTCCAGCATTCTTCTGGATTAGTGACAGGTCAAGAACTGGTGTTACTACAGGCGTCATATCGATATTTCCAGATACGGCGTCAGAAAGACCACTCAGCGCCGAACTCATTGAGTCAAGCGCGTTTGCACCAACGTCCTCGGTGGCAGCAGTTACGAGGTGGCCAAATTTGGTAACACCAAGCGCAAAGCCTTCGTCAGTCCCCATACCAATCTTTTCGAATTCTTTGGACGGCGAGTTGATTCCAAGGAAATTCTTCGCCGCATTGAGTGCGGCCTTGGCGACATCACGAGCAGCACTTGTAATAGATCCGACGCCACCCAAGAGACCCTTAACCATACCCTTGATAATGGCAGTGGCGAGGTTACCGCCAGCTTGCCCCATCGCAGTTGAATTCTGGTCGATCGCTCTTGCTATACCATTGATGAAATTGATAATGAGGTTAACACCTGACTGAATTACCGTCGGAAGGCCTCTAGAAATACCATCAATGAAACGGGCAATGATTTCAAGCGAAACTTGAGCAACTTGACCGATGTTGTCGCGAATAGCCTTCAATACACCAAGCAGAATATTCAATCCTGCTCTTGCCATCTTTGGAATAGCCTTCTCCAAGGCATCCAACATCAGGAACAGGAGAAGCAGCAGAGTATCAATGATTTTTGGAGACAGTGTCTGTACAGCATTCAGGAAAGCCGTCATAATTGTAACAATGGCTTTGTAGATGGCAGGACCCGCGGTCGCGAGCACATTAGCAAAGGCAATAAGTCCGATACCAATTTGCTCAATGACTTGAGGGATTAAACCAATCATAGCACTGACAATGGCAACTAGAGCTGCTGCGCCAGCTGCTCCAGAAATACTTAGAGCTGTGAGTCCGATTGAGAAGGCTAGAAGACCCGCTCCTGCCGCAAGCATACCGACGCCGAGGAGAGTAATCGCGATCCCAAGACCGATCAAGGATGGAACTACTGGCGTCAGGAGGAGACCCGCGGCGCCAAGAACAACGAATACACCCGCTAGCATTAGCAAGCCCTTGCCCATCTCAGACCAGGACATTTGGCCAAACATCTGAAGAATTGGCGCAAGAATGGCTAGAGAAGCCGCTACGATTATCAGTGCTGCCGCACCACCAATAGCGCCCGTCATCACATTGACAGCGATGGCAATAATTGTAAGCGCGCCAGCAAGAGCTACCAATCCCTTACCGATTTCCGTCCATGACATTTTCCCCATGCTTTGCAGGGCCTCTGTGATCATGCCGAGTGAGGCAGCAACCACCAGAATTCCCGCCGCGGAAAATATTGCCGACGGTGGCAGCAAATCAATAGCAACGACAATGAGCGTTAGAGCCCCGGCAAGGGTTGTCAAACCTCGGCCGATCTCACCCCAGCTCATTCCTCCCATTTTGGCAATTGCATCGGAAATCATACCAAGCGATGTCGCTAGAACTAGAACACCGGCAGCTGAGAAGACAGACGATGGCGGAATCAAGTAAAGAGCAGCGCCCATAATGGCAAGGCCGCCAGCCATGGCAGTCAAGCCTCGTGCCATTCCCTCCCAGCTAAGCTTGGACAGATCTGTCACAGCACTTGCTAGAATCTTTACGCCAGCAGCGAGAAGAACAAGACCTGCTCCCTGCAGAATGCCACCTTTATCGGCTTCAGCAAATTTTGTGAACAGTGTAAGCGCACCAAGTAGCGCGCCTACACCAGTAAGACCTTTAGCCATGTCTTGCCAAGAGAGGCCAGACAAATCCGTTACAGAACTCGCTAAGATCTTAACGGCTGCGGCGAGTATAACCAAAGCCGCTGCTGTTGTGAATAGCCCACTGGTCGGTGGCATAAGCTTTACTACCAGTACGAGCTCGCCAAGAATGACAGTTAGACCTGTTAGACCTTTAGCGAGTCCGTTCCAATCAAGTTCAGCCAATTTCTTAACTGCTGATGCTAGAATATCAATTGTAATTGCCAGAAGGATCAACGCTGCAGTTACGAGAGGCATCTTGGCGAGTCCACTGAAGCCCGACATCTTCTCGAATAACGCAAGCGTGCCAAGGAGTTGGGCGAACATCACAGTAATGGCGCCAAGTGAACGAGCCAGAGCAGCGGCATCGACTTTGGACAAAGCAATTACAGATATTGTCAGAATTCCAATAGCAACGGCAATCTGCAATAGCGTTGCCGCACGAAGAGTATTTTGCATTGTTGAGAAAGTATTAGTCAATTGATCGAAAGAGTTCTTTATTGAATCCAAGAACCCTTCCCCTGGCATACTGCCCTTGAACTTATCGAAGAACTTCTTGATAACAAGGATAAGTCCAGCGAACAAGCCAGTATTAATCGTGTTAAGGAAACTGTTATAATCAAAGTCAATTCCGGAAGTTATCATTGCTGAGAACCTACGGAAGAAATCGATTAGTTTCGAAGCAAGTGGTTGGAATATGCTCCATACTCGTTCAAGAACTTGCCCTGCTTTAGACCACGCAATACCAATCAGGTCGCCAATTCTAGTGATTGGTTCAAGTTTTGCGACGAAACCGGTAATGCCTTTAGCGGCTGTTTGCGGGTCGAATCCACCGAACAAATTAGCCAGCATCTTTATTAGGGCTTTTATTCCCTTGATCGGAACAGCAACAAGATTCCCAAGGCGCTCGAAGAATAATTCAATGCCGTGACCTTCTTTAATTGCCGTTCGCAGGGCAACAAAGAAGTCACCAAACTTGGCCGTTATATCCAAGATGCTGCCAGAACCAGAAGCCGCAATGCCAAACAATTTAAAAAGTGTGGACGTGATTGCCTTTACAACATCCCAGCCGATCCCAAGAATGGCAAAGACACCCGCGAAAGTTCTTTTAAGCTTATCCGCAGTATCTGCTCCTATTTTGAGCTTTGCCGTGAAGTCTCGAATAGCAACAGTCAAATCGTAGAGTTGTTTGGCTGTAGTTGCCGGGAAGATCTCACGAAACGCATCTCGAATAGGTGTCACAACAGCAATCAAAGCATGGAATGCATTTGCAATAGCTTCGATTAGAACGGTTCGACCACCGAGGGCTTTCCAGTCACCAAGAACTTTGTTTCGCGCATTCGCAGATGTTGAAATAAATCCACCGATGACATTATTGATGTCAGTGAATAGGGTCTTAGCCTCTTCGAAGTCACCAAATACAATTTGCCAAGTCTGTGCCCATCCCGAGCCAACAGCCTCTTGCAAAGTGTTGATGAGTTGAGACATGGTCTTTACTTTTGTGGCCGCGTCCTTAGCCGTTTGGCCCATCTTGAGAATTCCAGCGATTTGCTGGTCAGTGTACCCCATTGTTTTCAGCTGAGAAGCAGTGAGGTCGCCAGTAAATTTCTGAAGTGTCTCGGTCAAGATTTGTGAAGTAAGCCAGCCTTTTTGTAGGGAGTCTCGAAAACTACCCTCATCTTTGATAATCTGATCGATAGCTACACCATGGACACGTGCCGTTTCTTTAAGTGCTTCTTGGAATACAGCGCCACCCATGCCGGCATTGACAACCGAGTTCCAGTCCATCAACTTTACTGTCCCAGTCGCAAGAGCCTGAGACAGTTGGTACATAGCGGTAGATGCTTGTTCGGAACTAGAACCTGAGATTGCGGCCAGGTTCGCGATACCTTTGATAGCATCTACGGAAGTCTGTAGCTTAACTCCGGCAGCGGTGAAAGTGCCGATGTTCCGTGCCATCTCGGAAAAATTGTAAATCGTTTGATCAGAGTATAGATTAAGTTGCTGCAGAGCAGCATTCACCTGTTGAAGGTTAGTGCCTTCTCGTGCCGTATTCGACAAGATCGTCTGAATTGCATTTAGATTGGTTTCATACTCATGCAGACCCGCAGAAATTGGATCGACAGTCAAAGACTTGACGATTTGGTAACCCGCTGTTGCGGCACGATTTACAATATTAGTAAGTGCTGTGATCCCAATAATCGATAGTGTTCGGAATTTCTCGACTAGGGAATCAACACCAGAAGCAATTCCCGAAAGAGAGAATTTACTTGCCATGTTACTGAGATCGCCAAGACCTTTAGTGGCTCCGTCGAGCTTAAGGCCCTTGTTGAGCGAGTCAAGCGATGACAGAGTTGTTTTAACGCCTTGCTCAAACTGACGATTATCGAATTGCATTTGTACAACGCGATTTTCAATACTGCTCACGCGGTAGTCACCACCTTCCACACTCTCTCAGCGATCTTGTCAAACACTGGGCGAATTGTCGGATTTATGAAATCTCTTCCTTGGACATAACCCCCGGAGCCTGTTCCATGCCCGTATTGTAGCATGATAACGACTGGGAACCCATTCTCAATATCGGCGTTAGTCCACCATATGGAATAAACTCCTTGCACTACGGCTACTTCATAGTTCCATGACGAAGCGGCTCTACTTGTTTCAGTAGGGGTGGCACTAGCCAAAGCTGCTACTCCCTCTCGACCTGACGCATGAAGTATTCCTGCAATATCGATTTTAGACACATTCTTAAGAAATGATTGTGTCCTGGCGAAGGAGCCAGTAACAGTAAATGTAATCACTTCGGCTCCATTCTTTCGATACTACATTACATCTCCAAATCCACCTTGCCAGTTTGTAGATCCGCCGCCACCGGCGGCAGGGATCAAATATAGAAGTGCCGAGGCATCGTGCAAAAGACTTCCGCCACTGTGAGTACCAGAATATGTATGTGCGCCAGAAGCAACGGGAGCTGCTGAGAATGCGGACTCGGTGCCAATCCATGGTGCAGACGCGGCCGCTGCGTTATCAATATCGAGAACTTCCGACAAAGCTGCATCTGGAGTCCACGTAAACGGCGCAATACCACTTGTAGTGGTACGAACAGCAAAGAACGCCAATGCGTGGCGATTAGCAGCGGTTGCAGTAGCAGATGATGTTGGCACCACGGTTCTAGAAGTGGTACCGTTGACTGCCATAACTGCGGCTTCGTCTGGCGTTGTTGCATCAACACCCGAGAACGACGCCCAACTAAATACACCTTTATTGGAACCAGTCCAGTTAGCAGTAAAGGTAGTATCTCCAGCCACCTTCTTGCGCCGCATTAGAGCGTAATGGAGTGTAGTACCTTCATCTTGTTGAGTAACCACATCCGTAAAACCAGTGACGGTAAGCCCGGTAGTTGCTACTCCACCCAAAGCGATCCACAAATAAACCCAGGCGCCTGTGGTCGCCGCGGTTATATCGATCGTTGCTGTTGTGGTACCCGACAGTATCGAAACCGATCCAGATTGATCCAAGGCAATGGTCATTAGTAACCTGCCTGGAACCCGGTAATATCCCACTTGCTAGAGCCAGAATGATACTGAGCAATTAGATGATCACGCTTGTTTGCTGCCGCTGACAAAGCAACAGTGTTGGGGCCAGCATTCCAAGCCGATCCAAGTGTGATAAGACGACCGCCAGTTGCGTCCTGAGTGATACGTAGATGAATTACTTGACCGTTCGTGCCGTTAGTTGGGTTGTCCAGTGTAAAGTTTGCATTTGCTGCAATGTCGAAGATGTTGCCCGCATTTGCATCGATCGAAGCATGTGCGGCCACTACAGAAACTGCGACTGGGGTATGCACAGATGCTACGAATGTGGCCTTACCAGTGTGCGATGGCGCTGCAATTGGGGCCTTTGCCGCAAGATCTGCAACCAAGCCTGTTACATCGGCTTCGACAATCGCAAGTGTTGTCTTTACCTGAGCAACAGTCCTATTACTCCAAGCGCCACCAATATACTGCATGGTGTCATTGTTCGTTGGTGTAAGAGCCGCAATCGCAGTCAAATCTGAATCAAGAGTGCCAACGACGGATCCGGCGTCGATAACCGAACTATCGTGCTTGGTGAGAATCAGATGACCTGAACCATTGATAGTTCCACCAACAACAGAAGCGGCCTCAATAGCCAACATCCGTGCTGCAGTTAGTCCTGTAACGGTAGCCACGAGGCCTCCTATCTGTCATGAAGAAAGTGTGTAACTGATAGCATCAATGAATACGGCTGATGGCCATACAATTTGGAATGTTGTTGAATCCAGCATAGTAATCGCAGAATCTGGGCCAACTACCGTAAATGATCCGTCGCCATTATCAGTCACAAGGAATTCTGCGCCAGAGTCGAATATAGATAGCACTTCGCTGAGTAAAGGCAACCGCGGCGAACTCGAGACGGTCCCATAGAGAATATCTTCAATAGAGCTCACGACAAACGAACTCGCGTACCTCGTATCGATGACCACATGCGAAGTTCTACGGTACCCCGGAGTCAACGGCGGTTTTGTTGTGATGTCCCAACTGAAATCGGAAGGATCACTGGATCCACCAAGACTTTTGTATGCAGTCTGTGATGGTGAGGCAAGTGCTCCGTACACTAAATGGATCTTATACGCTCCATTGGAACCGTTCAAGTCATCGCCAACAAGAGTTCGATACGTAAGTCCAAATGAAGTTCTCGATTGGTTCGTTAGATACAATCCCGCTCGAACTGCATTGCTACCATTGCATTTTGAGAACTCTTTCGGATACGTATATGCTGTTATTGTCGATTCGTATACTTCTCGAGAGGAGACGTTTAGATACTTCTCACCATCGAGATAGTACGCTCTTTGAGAACCGCCAGAAGGATGCTCTGTTACAGAAGTTAACCCACTCCAAGGAACTGCGGTTTCTCCGTCTGCATACAATACAGCTCGATCTACTCCAGTTTCGTAGAAACGAGAACCAACTGGATCCCAAATAACCCTTGCCATAGAGCACCCTCCTTTCAGCCCTTAGTGTTTAAGTTTGCGAGTCGTTGTGCATTTAGTTCTCGGTTTCTAGAAGCCAATTCTCGCTTACTCATCTTCTTTTGCGGTTCGTTCTTCTTGTTACAAACCTTAATGAGAGTGAGAAGCCGATTTAAATGCCAGTATTGGCATTCGAATGGTATGCCAAGAGCGATCAGCCAATAGTAGATAACCTCGGCTGTGATAATCTCTCTACTCTGTCTTGCACCTGGGATCTCAGTAAACCACGTCGCGGTCATCTTAGCGTTGATATGCCCAATAATTTGAGTGACATTTTCTGAAGACAAACGTAGGAATACCTCCGGGGGAATTTCCGGAGTCAAAGCCATGGCCTTTACGTAAGTCAACGTCTCTTCAGACGTTCTATCCGACGTTGTCAAGAATGGTTTACATAATTCTGACTCCCATTTTGAAAGAGAAACCAGAGAATGCTCTAGATCCATCTTGAAAGTCGATGCCGTGATAAAAGTGT